CACCTATATTGGTGCCGTCTATGTTTCCGGCATTGATGTCCACAGTAGGTAGCGTTGCCGTACCCGTGGTGCTAAGTGTGGTGAACGCGCCTGTGCTGGCGGAACTGGCACCAATCGGAGTTCCGTCTACAGCGCCCCCGTTGACATCAATCGAGGAAAATGAGGACGACCCCGTCGAGGTCACGTTCCCTGTCACGTTTCCCGTCAGGTCGCCCGTCACGTTTCCCGTTACGTTTCCCGTTACATTGCCGGTGACGTTTCCCGTTACCGCACCCGTGACATTTCCTGTCACGTTGCCTGTCAAATTGGAAGTCACTGCTGTTGCTAACAAGTTGACAAAAACCTGCGTGACCGTGGCACCCGATCCTGTACCACTAAACTTCAGCACTGCATCCTTGCCATTGGCAAGCTCAAAGTCGTTTGAAGCGTTGTATGTGCCTTGGAACAAAATGACAGATCGACTTGCTGTAAGACTGTTACGAACAAAAACAATCTTCTCTGCATCATTTGGCGTCAGCCTGACATACGCTGTGCCGCCAAGATCACCGCCATCTGTAAGCTCAATAAACTTGTTTCTGCCGTTTGATACAGCACCATCCGTAACAGGAATGTCTGTTGGCGAGCCAGAGCTACCGGCAGACGATAAGGTCAACGCCAATATGCCGTTGACAGCCTGATCCAAAATGTCAAAGTTGGTGTTGGTTGTGTCGCCCCATGTGCCAGACTGATCGCCTGTTGCGATCTTTTCTATGCCTAAGTTGGTCGTATATGTGCTAGTCATATCTTATGCCGCTATCTCTGTCCAATTCGGGTCTTGATTCGGTATGATCTCGTTCCATGCCACTACAGATGCGCCTGATGTGGCCCCTGTTGCCGCAACGCCCGTCACCAGTACACTAATAGCACCAGTAGCAGAGGCAACGCCAACCTGACCCTGCGCCGACACTGAGCCAACTGCAACATTGATGCCTGCGCCTTCAGTGACAGTGACAGAGCCTACACCCCCTGTGCCTGCCACTCCGGTAACTTCTACTTGACCTGTGGCCTCTACAGTGACGGAGCCAACAGCCCCTGTGCCCGCAACGCCAGTAACAGAAACATTTGCTGGCCCTACAATCGTTACACTGCCAACGTCACCAGCGGCGGCAACACCCGTCACCAAGCCGCCAGTTCCTAGCTCAAACGATACCTTTAGGGCGGTATTCGCTGGAGTGGCAAACGACTCTTCTGCAAAGCCCACGCCACCAAAGAACCCGCCGCCTGCACCCGTTGCGGTCATCGGCATAGTTGCCGAAACGCCAGTTACAGAGACATTTTCAGGTAAAGAGGGTATGGCTGTGCCTACGGCGCCTGTGGCCCCTACTCCAGTGACATTTACGCCAATCGAAAAGAGTACCTGACCAACGCTGGCTGTTGCCTGTAGCCCAGTAACTACAGCGTCTGCGGCACCATTTATAGATACACTACCAACGCCTCCAGTGGCGGACAGCCCTGAAACCCCAACAGGCCCAACATCAGTATCTGAGCCAAATGGAAAGGCTGAAAACGCACTTGTGCTTGGCATTACTTGTCAGCCTTGGAGTCTATTTTGGCTTCGATTGTGTCCAGCTTGTCAAAGATGCGCTGTATGTCCTGTCGAAACTCGTCGCGCTTGACGTACTCACCAGCAACACGAACCTCTATACCGCTAACATTTGTCTCCAGCTTTCTGACAGAATCCCACAGCGTCTTCATAAGCCACCCAAAAATACCTGCACCGAGGGTAATGATTGTGTTAATCATGCTTTGATCCATACTACCCTCTGCTCACTACCGCTTCAAAAATAAAGGCTATGATGCCGCCTGCTATTCCCACCAACACGATAATCCAGAAAGACTTGACTATTGTGTCCTTGGCCTCTTGTTGAGCATAGACCTCCCGCTGGCGCTGGGCTTGCACCTCTTTCATGCAATTCCTGTACTCTTCAAGTCCTTCGTTGCCGTATGCGTACTGCAACAACGTCACTATCTCTTTGCGTTGGTTTTCTATGCGCTTTTTGGCCGCAAACATCTGCGCGGCTTCTGCTTCAATAGATTGAGAAAAAACCACTTGCTTGAGGGGATTCGTGCGTTTTTTTTGACGCTGGTTGGCATACATGATGTCGCTGGCGTGGCCCTGCCACCTAGCGACTACCTGAAACGTGTCTTCAATACTTTTACCGGCCTCAATAAAGGCTCTGACCCCCGCATACGCCTTGGTCGCCGCCGCCGCCGCTGTGATCGGGTCAATCATTAGGAACCTCGTAAACTACATAGGGATCACAGTACGAGCTAAAATACGGCAAGTACCAAGTGTAGGTCTGATCCGACTCGCTATTTAGCTCCTTATATTTGCATATCCGGTAATGATGGTGTTAATCATGCCCTGATCCATGCATTCGCCCCTGTCAGCTACTCTTCTATGTTGAGTGGGTTGTCTAGTATTCTCTGTATGCGCTCTTCTAAATCATCGCGCATAGCCCTTAGCTCATTGTTTATCTCTCTGAGACTGTCGTTTACCCTTTCCTCAAGGGCGTAAACGTCGTCCCTCATTTCTCTAGTAGCCTCAGCAACCGTATCGTCCGTGCTTCTAGCAATCTTCTCCACAACGTCTATATCGGCCTGTAGGCGGTCTAGCTCACGCTCTAGCGCAGTAGTCAAAGACTCAACATTACCCATTTTCGTGTCGATTACCGCCAAAGCCTCATTGTAGGCGCTAAAGTCAGGCGAGACGTATTCGGTTATGGTTTGCTCTGCGGTCAACAGTCGCTGATATAGCTCAAAGCCACCCCACATGGCGGCTATGACACTACCCGCAAAAGGTATGGCAAGCAGGAGCTTGCCGCCTGAAACTTTCAGCCCCGCAAATTCTACCTCTGCCATTGTATGTCCACCAATTCGTTAAATGTTTCTGATCCCCCCAACCTAAGCAGACCAAAAGGGTCAACTCGTGGAGCGTTTTTCGGGTAGACCTGCCTGCTTTTATAAAACTCGTCACGGTCAGAAAGGTCTACATTTTGATATTGGTCGAAAGCGGGATTGCTGGATATTAAAAACACCGCAACGCTCTGATCTGTAAATCCACCCGTCTCTGACAGGGTTTCCAATTGCTGGTCCACGCTCTTATCAATCTGTACTTCGCTCATGGTTTTTAAGGCCACGGTAGCCTTTTGCACCATCACTTGCTCCTGAACGGTCGGCTCATCAATCTCAAAGCGGCTAAAGTCTGGCGGCTGGGCACTCAAAAACTGCCCAACACTCTGCCCTGTAGCCAACGCATCATTAAAATCATCCTCAAATTGCGCTTGTGACGGGGGTGCCAGATCAGCAGATGTCATGGTGTTTGACTGTTGCTGTTGTGTTTGCTGGACTAATGCCTGTGAAATTTGAGTGGCTTGTGTTGCCGAATCCCAGTAACTAACGCCACTGGATTGTCCTCTCGCTTGACCGCTAATTTGCGCGATTTGTTGCATTCCTTGATGTTGCTGTTGGTTGTCTGACTTTTTCGCCACCTGCTTTGACTGCTGGCTGGCGAGAGATAGCGCCATGCCTACTACATCAACCGCTGGCTTTACTACTTCACGCACAACCTCAACGGCTGGCTCTGCCCTCGCTTCTACAGCAACCTCTACCGGGGCCACCTCTTTTTCCATAACAACTGGCTCGGACATTTGCTCTACCGGGCTAGGCTTAGAATCTTTTGTAACTCGCACAACCTCCGCCATAACTTCTTCAGACGTTGCCTCTCTTAGCTCGCCAACCTGTACAGGCTTTTCCTTAACTTGTATCAGCTTTTCTGCCTCATCAAGCACAGGAAGCTCGTTCTCCATGCGCGGCATTTCCTGCACGATGGGCGCATTTTCCATTCTTTGCTCAGCCTGCACAGGACGTGCATCTTCCATTCGTGGAGCGCCCTGCTCAGGCGGCATCCCAAACATTTCTTTTTCTTGAGGGGTATTTTCATAGACTGGAGGAGGCTCTACATGCTTCATCACTTTTGGTTTACCAGTAGCGTCCGGCTGATCTAAAAACAAAAAGTCGTCAGGGGAGTCACCAAACACGGCATTTGTTGCTTGATCTGCAAAAGTGGGCGGCTGAGGCTCTGGCGGTGGAACGAATACCGGCTCCACCACAGCAACATTTTCACCGTAACCCGCACAGGACGGGTCGTTCTGAGGATTTGAGCAATCGGGTGCGACAGGGCCAGTATTTATCGGGGTGTATATCGCTACTACTGATGCATTCCTAACCGCTGGACCGTAGTTGCCTGCCCAAAAACCTCTGTCTACACCATCAATTCTCAGGCTGACAGCCTCGTAGGCCGTGCCAAAGTCATAAACTTCAGTGCCAGCAAAGGTCTGCCACTCTGCGTTAAAGTCCCGTTGGCTGAAAACTTCCCGAACATCAGTGTCGCCAGCCGCGTTGCCAACCGCGAGAAACGCATCTATCTCATCCTCTGTGCCATTTGGGTCGCCACAATAACCGCCAAATGAGTTGTTGCAGTTGTACAGCGCGTCAAACGACCAGTTCAGGGTTAGGATTTGTAATGGATCGTATTGAGGCAAAACACCCACCGCCGTCACATTACCCGTCTGGAAACTGTATCGGTATGTATCAGCGGCGGCATTAAACGCAATGTTGGCAGACGCTTCTGTAGCAGTAAGCAGGTTTTCAGACGTTTGTGTTTGTCCGTATCCAGTGCAGGCGTAAAACATGAGCATTGTGCCAACAAACCGTTTCATGTCACATCCGCCTTTCTGGTGAGGGGATACGCTCAGGGTAAGACGCCCACAACGCCTTGGCCTCATCACCTATCTGGCCCTCAATAGGGCAGGGTGTGCCGGCATCCATCATGGATGACCATACCCTGTAGTCTTGGCACATAAGGCTTACAGCCGCCACCCTCATACCCATGTCATAAAGGGTCTTGCTCAACTTAATCCTTTCGCAGTTCTTGTCTCGCACAGACTTGCCGGTCGAAAAACCAAGTATCTGCGTCTGCACCGCACCAGATATGCCCGTAGTACAAAGGTCTTGGCTGTAGCTACTACCAATACTTGGGGCTATCGCGCTAGGGGGTGGCGAGTTGATGTCCTGCGTCACTCTCTGCGTTGAATTACTAGTAGAGTTATTGGTGTTTACGTTGTTGGTGTTTGAGTTTGACTTAACGTCTGATGTAGACCTGCTTGTCTGGTCAATAGTCGTGTCAGATGTCGTCAAGCTAACACTATTGTTGGTGTTGGTATTCTGATTGACGTTCGTGGCACTGCTAACAGACGTGCTGTTGTTGGTATTTTGATTGACGTTGTTATTGTTGTTTACGTTGCTACTGGTTGAGTTGCTTGTGTTGATATTGTTAATCAACCCGGTGTAATCGGTCGTGTTGACGCTCTGATTAAGATTGGTGTTATTCGTAACTGCGCTGTAATTTGAATCAATAACTGACGTATTAACATTGGTGTTTATGTTGCTGTTTATGTTGGTGTTTGTGTTTACGTTGGTGTTCTCAGACGTACCCGTGTAGGTCGTCGTATTCACGTTTTCGTTGTTATTGGTGTTGGCGCTAGTAGACGACGATGTTGTATTTATGTTGGTCGTCGTTTGGCCTAGCGACAGGACAGGCCATAACAAACACGCAGTAATAGTCACTAATCGCTTCATGTGACTTCTACAAATTATGGCTTTTCAGGCCAAGTAATTGTGTTAGGAAAATCTGCCTGCTGTGGCACATCACGCAATGCTTGCCTGTACGTCTTCATCGCATCAGACATCGTGACATCTGCCAAAGCGTAATGATCCGTCTCCATTAACAAGGC